GATTCTTGATATCCTGGACTCCACTGAGAATTAGAGGCTTATGGGATTTACCCACTCCTCCGAATCTAGCAGCGACGCGATTATCGAACTCCTCAAGCTCCTCATCTAGTGGAGCTCCCTCAAGCTGGATGATGGTATCTGTGAGTATACCTCCGGTGAATACGCTTCTGTTATGCTTAACTGCATCATTAGCGGTGTCAACGGAGAGCCTGAGGGGAGCCATTGGAGACATCCCGGCGAACTCCTCTAATGGATTAAAGAGTCGGATCCAGGTTACGTCCTTGGGATCCCACACCTCTTTAGTCCGCTGATGCTCGAAGACATACGCAGAGATGTATTCATTGGCATCGGGAATCACCTTCATCATGTCCGGACGTCGGAGCCAGATGTCCATGGGAAGGCCGTTCTTGGGATCTCGATTCTTTACAACCCAGAAGCAGGATCCCCACAGGTCAAGAAACGTGCTTGTCCCTCTCCATAGGTCTCCTACCGTCCACCAGGAATTCACCCTGCTCAGGATACTCTTGAGTGGATGATTGGGATCCTCGACTTCCTCCCACTCATCCCCGACCTTCCTTAGTACCTTTAGCCTGGGTCTGAGAATGGCATCCTGTCGTATGCGGATGGCAGCATAAACCAGCGTGGACTGAGAGTAATAGTTCCCATATATGGTCGGAGCCCAAGATGTCCCAGGCCCCTCATTCTTCATGGATCCTATCTGCCGAGCCGCCATGGCCTTGACAACTGACTGACGAAGGCACCTATGAGGGAAGGAGAAAATCCCCCATCTAGTTATCTCTTTGTTGCAGAGTTCGCAGGTCATCGATCCCTTCCTTAATGGACTTTAAGTCCGCCCGACAGGATCTTGGAGAATGCTCCAGATAGGGCATCCACCTGGTCATCATGAGATCCTTTAGGGAACGCTTCCACCTCATTAAGAAAATCCGTTATCCATGGCCCTCGAACGATATGGACATTACCTATCTGAGCCTGTCCGCTTACCGGCTTCGCTCGATCTGACTTGCTTCCGGTGTTAGGATTACCATATACCTGGTAGCCAGGGAGGATGGATCGTACGAAGTTATCTGTTACGATCTTACCTGAGGATCCCGGCTCCCGTTCGATCCATACTGGTACTCGTCTTCCGTCTCTAAGGGCGGTATCCTTAACCCGTTCCTCCACCTCGGCAGGAGTACCTCGGAATCGCACGATATCGCAGATGAAGTAGGTCTTGTCCTTAGTTCCCAGCAGGAGGCCCACTGTCCAGTCGGGATCCTTATTCCTCTTGCTAGGCTTGGTCGATGCGAAGTCCCAATATCGAACGAGTCGGGAGCAGTCAGGGCTCTGATCAATCAGAGGGAACCAATGCTTCTGAAACAATCCGCCACTCTGGGATGCATCCCAGTCTCCATATTTCAGCTGGCGTCTGGTCAGGGGATCTAATTCATCTAGGGAGATTTCATACTCCTCTATGTCGAGATGAGGGTTATCTGACATGCTTGCAGGTATGAAGGCCTTATCTCCATCAATGAATCGGGATCTCACCCACTCATGTCCTATTCCACCCGGATTGCTGGCGGCTCTCATTCTGAGTGGGACATTCCCCATATTTTTCTTGCGACGCAGTCGGGAGAACAGATAGGTGTAGTCGCTCTCCTCGAATTGAGTGAGCTCGTCGAACCCGATGTATTGGAACTCAGTAGACTGATATCGATACTTGTGCCTGTCCGTATCTAGGAATCCGAAGGTGAGCCGAGCACCCGATGGGAATGTCCAGGTCTTGGTTATCTCCTTCCATTTGGCCTCAGTTCCCTCAAGCCAGGTGTGAGACACGTCCATTATGGCTTCGGGCATGGCGAGGTCGGTGTATGTCCTCCGTAGGATGAGAGCGGCATATCTGGGAACATCCACATACATTAATCCTCCAATGAGGATTGCGATGGACTTGCCTCCACCAGCCTGCCCTCCATACATGGCTTCACGGTCTGTAAGAGCGAGGAAGTTAGTCTGCTTTATCGTCGGTTCCACTGGGATCCAGGGATTGTTTTCGATCATCGCCATCGTCGATGCCCACGATCTGATATCCCTCTCTCTCAGCGGCGTTAAGGAACTTACCAAAGTAGTACTCCGCTCTCTCTTCTATCGTCATTTCCATGGTAGCCTGACTGGTGGTGTGAACCTCCTCACGTGATGTGGGCTCACCCATTAGCAGCTGGCGTCTGTCGATCCCCTGCATCATCAGGGTGACCAGGGACTTGAGCCAGGGAGCCCTGGCCTCCTTCATTGTAGGCCCATCCTCGAGAACCGTCTCAATCTCATCGATAGTGTCTCGAATGAGTTTCTCCAGCTTGTCAGCCAGATAAACGACGGACTCATTGGTGTGCTCGACGATCTGCTCTTTTATCAGAGGCCCATTCTCCTCCAGATATATCCCGACCTCATTCTTCACCAGGCTAGCAATGCTGTTATCCACAGTTTTGCTAATGACGAACTTGCTCTTCTCCATAATCTTATCATTAGTGAAGATAGATTTCCTGATCTTAGATCGAGCCGCCCACTTTTTTATTGTGCCGATACTGATTCCGGTCTCCCGAGAGGCCTTAGCTGGACTACCAGTTACGTCATATATCTCCATCGCCTGCCGCCTAAGCTCGGGATCGTGGCGTGGAAGTTTGGATGCAGGGATTTCGGCCTTTTCACCCTTTCTTGGCAATTATTCTAGCCCTCGTATCAATCGATCTTGCCGTTCTAGGCAGAATTCGAGACAAATGAGTCGCTATCCTCCACGGAGTTAGTCCCTTGTGGAGTAGATCTCGGATGTGTTCTTCCTCTTCGGGTGTCCATCGATGAGTATTAGCTGTCGTCATCAGTTGAGATCCTGATTCGCACGTCCTCGATGATCTCGATATCCATCTCACTACATCCCTGTCGTAGCATGGGGAGTTGATCATACGAGACATGAACGTCCTCTCCATTCTGTAATCGGGATATAATCTCGGACACCGGCTCTCCGAAGAACTCATAGATATTCGACAGGATAGACTTGGCGTGATATACTAGGGTTGGGAAACTCCTCGATGATTCCCCGCTAGCGGATCTGAGCCTGGCCGCTGAGTAGGCCCCTTCCCCGTCGTTTATCATGGACTCGCGCATCGCTTGGAAGTCAGGATCCTGGAGATATCCCTTATTCAGGTATCTCTCCACATCTCTGGGATCTGCATCCCGGAGGAGCTCCCTTATTCCGGATACTGCTATGGATCTATCTCTTCCCATATCTAACTCCTACGCTATCACGAAGGGAGTCAGGGTGTCAATCCCTCGATCTCCCTCGAATGCAAAAATGAAGAGACTTAGTATTAATCCTACTTCTCTTCGTTGTTAGGCTGTGGCCAGGGCTCCCGTCCAGCTTCCCCCTAGGGTTATGATCGACTTGGCATTCTTGACGTCCAGGATCAGGCTCGGTATGGACTTTATGTAGTCCAGGATCGAGATATCTGCTGTGAATTCGGAGGGATCCTTGTCTCCTCTTGAGCTATTGCAGTGCAGGCAGGAGGTTATCAGATTATCTCCAGTGTGTCCTCCCCCCTTAGAGTAGGGAACCAGATGGTCGAGCGTTAGGTTGCTCCGATCCTCGCTCCCGCACCAGATGCAGGCCATGCCGTCCCGCATGTAGATGGCCAGTCTCTTTTCTCTGCGTATCCATTTTGATCCCTGGTACTTGCTGTCCATCCCTCTGGCTACCATTTCTCTGCACCTCAATCGATCTAACAGTAGTTTATCAGTGATTTTCGGTGCAGAGAAATACTTCGATTTAGAGTTCTATTAATTCCCCCACGTCATCCTCTTCTCTCTCCAGTATGTTGTTCCTATACTGGTACATGCAGGACTGGAATGTCCGGCTAGTCTGCCGAGCCATCTCCTTGCAGGCGCGATATGGCCCGATCTTCTCAATCAATCCAATCAGGGCCTCACGCTCGCCGTCTGACCATTTAGTACCGGCCTTGATCTCTCGGATGGACTCATCTAGTGTGTTAACGGCGCGTTCGGTTGGGATCAGCTTGTGGGAGTTCTGCTTCAGCAGGTCGTCCCCATCCACCCGCTTGAAGGATCTGAATCTCTTCGCGTCCTCGTCGAAGATTAGGTTATAGTCCAGGGGAGGATCTATCAGGGTCAGATCTCCGCAGATGTTCAGCTTCGCTGTGGGGAGGTCGTCCGGATCGGCGTTACCGTTCCGATGGGAGCGTAGATATATGGCCCCAAGATGATCCCGGAACCCGCATCCACGCTGGGCCTCCATTCGGACATCGTCGATGATGATGGGAGTCACAGGGCCGTCGATCCAGTCGGGGATGTTATCTGGAGAATCGACTACCACCTCGATGTCCCCCACTGTGCAGTATCCGAAGATCACCGCATCCCCCTTGATCCCCTCATCGTGTATGAAGAACAGCCGAGTTTCGTCTGGAGTATAGTCCGTTGGCACCTTGGAGATCCTTTTGCTGATGCCGAGATCCCTAGCCTCATCCGTGAAGTTTTGAATGGTTGGGTAGTGGATGTAGCCTACCCACATGATCAGATCCTTTCCAGCCATGGTGTTCCACCTCTCTGATTTGAGCTTCGGACATGTTACCATCTTGGGATCGAGGAGTAAATACCCTCACCCCTCGAATGGGAGGAGCCTGGCCGAGCACTCAGGCCCCATCCCGATTGAGATCGACTCTGGTACGGTTAGCTTGCGTCCACACCGTCCGCACTTACCCTCATGCCAGACCTCTATGTGTTCGCTGACCCTCCCCTCAGCCAGGAGGCCGTAGAACCAGCTGAAGGCCTTAGATGATGGCGCTGACTCCGTTATGTTGCTCTTCCTGCCGTGCCTGAACCCATCTGGAAAGATCGTTCCCAGGAAGACGTAGTTCTCGTAGTTATCTGGGCCATTCAGGAGCTTCACGAAGTAGGGGCTATTCTCATTAGGGCGGCTGATTTTGTAGGTGAACCTGGCCTCCGTCTTATGACTAACCAGGGTTATCGTGGCCTTGCCAGCCGTAATGTATGAGAGGATGTAGTCTGGATCCGTGAGTCTGCCCTTGCTCTCGATCAGTGTAGTCATTCCTATTCCCTCTAGTTTTGGATTAGTTATAACTTAGCACAGGTAAACACACGAGTAAATACTCCCCAGGGAAAAGATTATGGGCCAGGCTGGCTGAATTCCTGGCCCATCGGAGAGGATACCGAAGCAGAGCTCGGCTACTCTGCCTTACTTACTGACTTTGGCCTTGCCCTTCCTGGCTTTGGCCTTCACCGGCTCAGGCTCTTCCTGTTCTTCCTCTTCCTCTTCGAAATCGCCGTCGTCGTCCTCGTCTCCATCGTCTCCATCGTCGTCCCCCTCTTCTTCGTCCGGGGTGACGTCGACCTCATCGTCGGCCTCTGCCTCTGCCCTGCCGTATCTCTCCTCAATCTCAGCCCGGAGGGTGGCGGCTTCTTTCTTCTTGAGATCCCGGCCCAGATCCTTGGCCATCTTGCCAGCCCGTAGTCGATAAATCCGGTTCAGGCGCTCTTCCTCGGTCATTACCATGGGAGACCGAGTCCGCTTGGCTTTCTTGCTACCGCCCGTCATGCTGATCATTTCCACGGGGATGAGG